AATGGCCGCGGTTCTGTGGAGTTACATCTTTCGTGGGCGCCGGCACGGCACCAGGGTGGCAGACGTTGTTTTTTGACGGTGGCAGACGTTGTTTTTGACGGTGGCAGACGGTGTGTCGGTTGAAATAGGGACACCGCCCGCCCCTGTTCCGCGTCCCTATTGTCTTGCCCTAGCACATAGGCGAACGGGGGGGTTGACAACCCAAAGCGGTTCCGGTATAGTTGTGTCTCGGTCGGCGTTGGTGCCGGCCGAGCCACCAAGGATACGCACATGAACCAGACACAGACCGCCCCGCTCGCCGCCGCCCTCGACATCCTTTCCACTACGCCCTACGCCAACCAATACGGTTACAGCGACGTCAGCCCCTTCGAGATTGTCAGGCAGGTGTCAGAGCGCACGTTAGAAGTACGTGCCCTTCAGGCCGAACGCGCCGTGTGGACCCCCGACGTGCATGTCGGTGGGTTCTTCGCGCACATCTCCAACCAGAGCGACCAGCGGTGGACTATCACCCCTAACCCCAGCGCCCCGGTCGTCCGCATCCGACTAGGGAAGCGTGGCTGGAAAGACAGCTGCGGGAACGCGTTTAGGCTGAATGCGTCACCTGTAAAGTTCTACGATTTCAACTTTTAATGCCCCCGGCCGGGACAGCACACCGGCCCAACTTCACCGCGCCAGACTGGCGCCACTTAAGGAGCACAGCAATGACCAAGATCGTAACCCTTCAGGACGCGAGGCGGGAGAAGGCGAATCATGACGATAGGCTGCGGGTGCAAGAAGCCAGATACGCCGCGAAGAATGCAGCGTACGCCGCCAAGTTCTTTATTCCGGCCAACCTGCACCCGGCAATCGGCGTGCTGACCACCGCGAGGGGCGTCATCTTCTACGCGTATCTGCGGGGCTACGCGGAACCCGAAACCGTCGGGACTGTCGATGTTCTGACGGCTGCGCTGAACGCGCAGTCGTAGTTCTAGCCACGCACACAGGGCCGGGACAGCCACCGGCCCATTTTCAGGAGACAGACCGGGGGGGGGTTGACAACCCAAAGCGGTTCCGGTATCATTGTGTCTCGGTCGGCGTTGGTGCCGGCCGAGCCACCAAGGACAAGAACATGAACCAGACACAGACCGCCCACCACGCCGGAGTTAACCTCGGTGCCAACGTATGCGCCGCGTGTGGTAAAAAGTTCGGCGCAAACGTCGCTGTGGCCTCTACGCTTGATGGGCAGCTTGTGTTCGTCGCTCAGAACTGCAAGAGGAAGATCGCCGCATCAGGCGACGAGGGCTTTCAGTCCAACGACGGACACAGGCTCTTTCTGACTTCCGTAATCAGGGCGTGGGGTAACGGCTGAAGAAAAATCATGAGCAACAGGAGCAGAGACATGACCACTAACCCCACGACACTCGCCACAGTGAACAACGATCCCCGCGTAGATTCCGCTTACCGAGACAGCGACGGCGTCTGGATCGAACTGACATACGGTTGGGCCAATCTGTGCGACGAGCCCAACGGCGGGTTGCACGGCATTCACGAGGACACAGTGCGTGACGCGCTCAGGAAGTTCCGAGACGTAGGACCGTGTGACTGCGCTGATTGCGTGGAAGGACTCCACGCTGTCCGCACGCGCTGACACCGAACGCCCGGCCGGGACAGCCACCGGCCCATTTTCAGGAGACAGACCATGGACAAAACGACCACATACTTTTCACCCCGCATCCTCGACTTATTGCACCAGACCGGGGCGCATTGGCGAGACGACCGGGATGCGCTCTTGGCCGGCACGTACACCCCTGAGACGCTGCTCGCGCTTTGTCTTGAGGGAGTGGAGGACGAGGCTGACGTTGCGGAGTGGCGCGACTACGTGGCCACGTTGACCTTGCTGCGCCATGACGCCTGAGCCCCGGCTGCGGGACGTGGTGGTGTTCAGCCTGATCGTGGCGCCGGTGGTCCTACTGGTGGTGCTCGGCGCCGCCGGTGACGAACCGGGAGAGAGACAATGAACCGAGTAGCCGAGGTCAACAGGGCGCTGAAAGCGCAAGGGACATCGATCAAGTTGCGGGCGGGGCGCGGGTATTACTACTTTGACGGCGAAGCGCTCGGATGGCGCTGCTCATCTGTCTACGTCTATAGAGCGTCTGATCTGACAGTAGATGAATGGATGCGCGAGTTCTCAGATTTCTTCGAGGGGCTGCGATGACCACCGGACGCACACCCAACCCGGCCGCCGTCGCACTCGGCCGGCTGGGAGGACTGGCCGGCAAGGGCAAGACGAGCCCCGCCAAGACCGCCGCGGCCCAGGCCAACGGCCGGCTGGGAGGTCGGCCGCCGAAATCTCGTGAGGCGCTGCCGAAATCTCGCCAGGCCGATGCCCACGCATCCACATCGAATCATTGATCAATTCGTGCGACTCGTGATATTTCGCCGAAATCTCATGCGCGCTGCCGAACTGTCGGCATACCCGAAAAGGACATCTATCCAATGCACACGTGGTCTCCCCAACAAGACGACATCTTCGAGTGGTTCGCGACCGGCCGCGCTCACGGCGCCGCCTCCCTGCACCTCATCGTCCGGGCCCGCGCCGGCACCGGGAAGTCCACCACCATCCGTGAGGGCGTCACGCGGGCGCCTGAACGCAGCATCCTCATCGCCGCCTTCTCCAAGCACATCCAGCTCGACATGGAGCAGCGGCTGGCGGCCGCGCCGCAGCGGTTCTCCGGGCGGGTGCAGACGCTTCACGCGGTCGGGTTTGCGTGCGTCCGCCAATACCGCGAGCGCGTGAAGGTCGAGTTCGGGCTGGCCCGCGCTGATGGGTTGGCGCAGCGGGTCTGCCAGCGGTCGGACCCGGACGAGATCGTGCGGCTCGTCGCGAAGCTCTGCACGAAGGGCAGAGAGATTGCCCCCCACGCCGTGAAGCCGGGAGACCTGGAGGCCATTCAGGTCACCTTTGAGTGCGAGGCCCCGGACGCCTGGGTGAGCCAGGGCTTCACCTCGGATTACATCGAAGCGCGGGCGCTCGCCGCGATGGCGCTCGCCGCGGAGGTGACGAGCGGGGAACTCATCGACGGGTCGGACATGATTTTCCTGCCAGTCAGGAACCGCTGGCTGACGCCACAGTTTGACCTGGTCGTGGTCGATGAGGCGCAGGATATGACCACCGCGCAGCTTGAGATTGCCCAGGGCGTCCTGCGGCCCGGTGGGCGCCTCTGCGTGGTCGGGGACGACAGGCAGGCCATCTTCGGGTTCCGCGGGGCCGACAGTCGCAGCCTCGACCGGCTGAAGCAGGGACTGCGTGCCGCCGAACTGGGGCTCACGACCACCTACCGGTGCGCCCAGACCATTGTTCGGTTGGCCCAGGAGTATGTGCCTGACATCGAGGCGGGCCCGGACAATCCCGAAGGTGTCATCGAGCACCTGGACCTCCGAGCCTTGACGGCCGCCGCGGGCCCCGGCGACTTCATCCTGAGCCGTCTGAACGCGCCGCTGGTCAGCGTGGCGATGAAGTGCCTGCGGGCGGGCAAGCGCACCCAGGTGGCTGGGCGCGACATCGGCCGGGGGCTGGTGACTTTGATTCGCACGCTCAAGGCGCGGTCGGTGCCCGAGCTGCTGGAACGCATCGAGGGCTGGATGACCCGGGAACAACGGCGTCACCGGGCGCAGCTGGAGGCGGCGAGCCCCAGCCGGCTGGCCGCCCTGGTCGCGAAGGTCGAAGCGGTCGAAGACCAGGCCAACACCCTCAGCACCCTGACTGAGGGCGCCACCAGCGTGGCCGCGGTCGAGGCGGTCATCACCCGGCTGTTCACAGACGACGGGCTCGGCGCAGCTGGGCTGATTACATGCTCGTCGGTCCACAAGGCCAAAGGGCTGGAGGCCGACCGGGTGTTCATCCTGCGCGATACCCTGCGCGATACCAACAGGGAAGAGGAGAATATCGCTTATGTCGCCATCACGCGGGCCAAACACACGCTGGTCTGGGTGACCGACCCGAGGCGCGTGTAGCCGACCACCCACTGCACTGGCCTGAGCTGTCTCCCCAGTCAGTGCAGTGGGTGCAGTCAGTGCAGTGGGCGCAGTCAGTGCAGTGGGTGCAGTCAGTGCAGTGGGTGCAGTCAGTGCAGTGGGTTTGGGGGGCGGCGGACAACATCCGGACAAAGCCGGACAACAGGCCTCTTTTGGGTCGAAATCGTCAAAAAGCCCAATGAAAAGGGGGCGGACAACATTCCAACGGCGGGGGCGGACAACTTCCGGACAAGAAATGAACCGTCTCCGTAACGTAGCCTCTATCAACAACTTACAGCCGGACAAGTTGTCCGGACACGGCGGACACACCCCCCGGACAACTCCCCCTCTCTACGTAGTAGAGGGGGGAGTCCGGGAGTCGCACAAAGGCAAAGGACAAGACATGACCGATACGGCGGACCACTACGTCGAGATGTTCGATAGCCTCGTGCCGGTGCCGGCCCTTCGCCTGCTCTGGTCGCTCGAGGACCGCGGCTGTACTTTCCGCGTACATCCGTATGAGGATACGTTCTGGATTGACCCCACCGCTCTCGTCACAGATTCGGACCGGGCCCTCATCTGTCGCTACAAGCCACATCTCGTTCGGTTGCTGAGGCGTTGCGATCTCACGCCCCCGCCGCAGTCCCGCCGTAGTCCCGCCGCAGTCCCGCCGTGACTGCGGGTGCGGCCGAGGAGGCAGGGTCGGTCCTGCCTGGATGGCGGGCGAGGATTTAATCGGAACGGGGTAGCGGGCCGTGATATGGTGCAGCGGACATGAAAGACATGAAAAACCGGGCCGGCCGGGGCTCGAGGCCAGGCATAGGTCACGGGGGGGCCCGTAAGGGGGCTGGGAGGCCCCCTGGTGCCACTGTAGCGAACGGGGCCAAGGTGTATGCCCCCACGGCCGAGAAGGCCGCCCTGCTGACCCTGTGGAAGGCCGAGGTAGGCCGGCAGTTCCCGGCGCTTGTTGCGGCACAACTCTCCGCGGCACAAGGAGTGACACATATGCAGGCGCGTGACGACGCGGGGCGCTGGCAGACGGTCACTGATCCGGCGGTAATGTCAGAGCGGCTGAATGCTGGTGCCGAGGCGTATCGTTTAAACGCTGTGGCCCCCTCGGCCCCGATCCTGAAAGAAGTGATGGACCGAATGTTTGGCCAGAGCCGCCAGAGCCTCGAGCTCGACGTCGTGCAGACGCCGGGGCAAATGACTGACGCAGACCTTGAGGCGGGTCTCTCTGAGCTGCTGGCTAAAATGCGCCGGCACGACACAGAGTGATGGCCGCGGGACTTTCGCCTGTAGACTGCGAAAGCGTGGCCAGTATGCCAATGTTTTCGCCCTCCCAACTTAACATAATGCCTGTTATGCGACGTAAGGGCGAAAGTGTGGCGCCGTGGCGACGCTAACGCTCGACGACCGGCTACGCCTCGATGCACTCTCGGCGGAAGCGAAGCGCCGAGCCGGGAACCGATTCGCGACGTTCTTCTCGGATACCGGCCCGATGGCCCGATCCGGCTACCAAAAACACCTCGACTTCTTCGCTGCCGGTCACACTAAGGAGCGGCTGTTCATGGCGGCGAATCGCGTGGGCAAGAGCGAGGCGGGGGCCTACGAGCTGACCTGCCACCTCACCGGCTTGTATCCGCACTGGTGGACGGGTCGACGCTTCACGAAACCGGTCGAATGCTGGGCCGTAGGCACGAATAGCCAGACCACCCGCGATATTGTGCAGGCGAAGTTGCTCGGGAGCCCGCAAGCGCCCGGCGCCGGCATGATCCCGTCGCACTTGATTGCGCATACGATCACCGCCCGCGGCCTGGCCGGTGCGCTCGAGGGCGCCCAGGTGCGACATGTGACTGGCGGCCTCAGCCTGCTGGGCCTAAAAACATACGAGCAGGGGCGCCCGGCGTTCGAGGGCACGAGCAAGGACGTGATCTGGTGCGACGAGGAGCCGCCGGCCGATTGCTACACTGAGATGCTCTACCGGACGGTCACCACAAAAGGGATTGTGATGGTGACGTTTACTCCGCTCCGCGGCATGTCAGAAGTCGTGAAGGGCTTCCTCGAGCCCGAGACGCCCGAGAGCGCCGAGTTCAAGACATTCATCCAAGCTGGCTGGAAAGACGTGCCCCACTTGGACACGGTCGAGCAACGCGCTTTGCTGGCGACTACGCCACCCTACCAGATCGCCGCCCGCACAGAGGGCGAACCCTCTCTAGGGTCCGGGGCCATCTATCCCATCGCAGAGCGTGAGTTTCTGGTGCCAACGGCCGAGGTGCCGGAGAATTGGCCGCGGGTCTATGCGCTAGACGTCGGATGGAACCGGACGGCGGTTATTTGGGGAGCCAAAGACCCTGGCTCGGGCCGGATCGTGCTCTACGATGAGCATTATCGAGGCCAGGGCGAACCCGCCAGCCATGCCGAGGCGATTAAGGCGCGTGGCGCATGGCTCCGCGGCGTCATCGACCCAGCGAGCGCTGGTAGCAGTCAGATAGACGGCCGCGCCTTGATCGACATCTATGGACGACTCGGCCTTCACCTGGAACCCGCGATGAATGCGGTGGAGGCGGGCTTGACAGAGACGTGGAACCTTCTCGTCTCTGGTCGCCTGGTCGTGCAGGAACATCTCACGAACTGGCGGAGCGAGTTCCGGAAGTATCATCGTGATGAGCAGGGGAAAATCGTTAAGGTCGCGGACCACTTGATGGACGCCACGCGCTACCTCGTCATCTCGGGACGTGGAATCATGCGCGTCGCCCCTCGGCCCGCCCATTACGCCGGCCAGCAGCGGTCGGCGACTACCGGCACAGATTGGATGTCAGCATAAATGGCACACGACGTAGGCGACATTAAGCAGGCGCTCGACCGGTTTACGCTCGGCGTCGAGGCCGATGCAGACCAGCGCAAGCGCGAAGTGGACGCGCTGCGCTTCCAGGTTCCGGCACTGAGCTGGCCTGATGACGTGAAAGAGCAGCGGAAGCCCCAGCTCGTGGGCGGCGTGGCGATCCCGCAGCGGCCGATGCTGTCGATCCCGTCGCTCGACCAGCCCATCCAGCTCACGCTGAACGCGGAGAAGGCAGCCCATTTAGGCGTGCAGATCCACCCACTCTCGGACGATGCCGACGACGCCACAGCCGAGGTCATCCAGGGGCTGTATCGTCGTATCGAGGTCGAGTCGCGGGCAAACCTGAGCCGGAGCTGGGCGTTCGACCGGGCAGTGAAGGCCGGCCGTGGGTATTACCGCGTCATTACAGAAGTAGACCCCGAGGGGGGCAACCCGTTTGACCAGCGGATCGCGATTAAGCGCATTCTCCAGCAGTCGTCAGTGGTTATGGACCCGTTCTCGCAGGAGCCGGACGGCTCGGACGCCGAGTGGGCGTTCCTCGTCAACGATATGCCGTGGGACGCCTATAAACGGCGGTATCCGGAGAGCCAAATGGCGGCATTCAGTGAGGGCGAGCTCTCAGCCCTCGGCACCGACACGCAGCACTGGGTTTCTGGTGACGAGGGGGCCGCACGGGCCGTCCGGGTCGCGGAATACTATCGACTAGAGACGCGGCACCGACGCCGCGTGTTGCTCGATGATGGCTCGGATAGCTACGACGACGATATCCCGACAGGCCGGACCGTGCGCGAAGGTGAAGCGGCGCGGGGCGTCGGAGAGATAGTCAAGACGCTGTATTGGTCGGTCATCAATGCGATTGAAGAGCTCGAGCCGGCGCAGGAGCAGGACGGGCGATATATCCCTATCATCCCCGTGATTGGGCGCGAGCTGATTCCCTTTGAGAGCGAGCGCCGCTGGGTTGGCATGATTGAGCCGAACAAAGATGCCGTCCGCCTGCTCAATTACAGCGCCAGCAGCGCGGTGGAGATGGCCAGCCTAGAGACGAAAGCCCCCTACACGATGGTAGAGGGCCAGGAGGAAGGGCACGAGCAGGAATGGCAGCTTGCCAACGTCCGCAACTTCCCCTACCTGCGCTATCGGAACGTGTCCCTCAATGGGACGCCAGCCCCGCCTCCGCAACGGACGCAGGTCGATACCTCCCGCCTTGGACCCTCGATGCTGCTCTTGCAGCAGGCGCGAGAGTTCATCCACCAGGGCACCGGGGCGTTCGAGAGCGCGTTGGGGCAACAGACGTCGAGCGCGAAAAGCGGCCGGGCCGTCCTAGCGCTTCAGCAGCAGCACCAGGCCGGATCGAGTCATTTTATCGACAACCTGGCTGAGATCAGTATGACCTATGAGGCCAAGGTGGTCCTAGACCTGATCCCGCACATTTACGACCGGCCTGGCCGTGTCGCTCGTATCCTCGACGCCGAGGACAACCCCAAGACTGTCATGCTGAACGCGCCGTTCACGATGGACCCAGAGACGAAGCGGCCGCGAGCGGCCCCCCCGAAGGCGCAGCCGGGTATGGGACCGCCGCCGATGGGACCGCCCCCGCCAGGCATGGCCCCTCAGGGAATGCCACCAGGCATGGCGCCCCAGGGAATGCCTGGGATGTCCGGCCAGGACGGACCCGCGCCGGCACCGCCAGAGAGCCCCCCGAAGCACTTCGATCTGAGGCAGGGGCGCTACGGCGTCACGGTGACGATTGGCAAGAGCTACAAGTCGCGGTCGGAGGAGGGCGCGGACGAGCTCGGCCAGCTCTTCCAAGCACAGCCGCAGCTCTTCCAGATCCTCGGCGATATCTACCTGAAGTTCCGGGATTTCCCTGGCCATCTCGAAGCCGCGGCTAGGGTCAAGAAGCTCCTCCCGCAGCCACTCCAGGAATCGGACGGGCAGCCCAGCTCCGAACAGCTCCAGCAACAATTACAACAAGCCGGGCAGATGGTCGAGCAATTAACGCAGGCGCTTGACAAAAAGACACAGGAGGCCGAAGCGAAGCTTCCTGAACTCCGAATGGACGCGCAGCGGGCAGCGGCGGATCGAGAAGCCAAGCTCCAGATTGAGCGGATGCGGAATGAGACACAGTTGGCTGTCGCGACCATGAAGATTGAGGCCGATGAAGCCGCCAAGATCTTCGCGGTGGAAGTGGGGCGCGTGGGCGTGGATTCCAAGCATCGGTTTGACGCCGTCAAGCAGCAGGCTGACCAGCATCACCAACAGCAGATGGCAATGCAGGGCGCGACGGTACAGCAAGAACAGGCCGAACGCGCCGCGCTGCCGCCCGGTGCGCCCCCCATGGGTGGGCCTCCTCCCGCGCCACCCGGTCTCGGGGGCGGCCTCCCCCCTGATCCTGCCGCGCTTGGTGGACCTCAGGGTGGGCCGGGACTGGCCCCAGCCGGACTCCCGCCAGGCCCGCCGCCGTTACCGCCGGTCCCGCCGGAGGGCCTCTAATGGCAATGCAGGGAAGGCTGGGTGACCTCATTGGGGCGAAATCGCCCACGCCCGGGAATCTCCTGCGCGACCGGAAGCGCCCCGGTGGCTCGAACGCTGGGAAATATCCGCATGTCACAGCCTTTGCTGGCCCAGCCGGTGGTGCGCCACGAGGGACGTTCCCCATGAACACGCGGAAGCGGGCCGTTGCGGCGTTGGCATTGGCGCATAATGCCCCGCGCCCGGCAGGAATCCGCCGCGCCGTCCTTGCGAAGTTTCCGAGTCTCTAGATGCCACAACGGAAGCCGCTCTCGACGTATGAGCAAGGACTACTCCGGTCCTACCTCGACGACCCGGACCTCCTCTCGATAGAGGACCGTGACGAGGGATCGCGGATCGCCCAAACCTACCTGAAGACAGGCGCGGGTGACCGAGCGAAGGCTCCGCAGGGTCGAGGGACGTTTGATCGTCCTCTCA